TTGTGTAATTCATCACATAACTTTTTTAAACTTTCCCATTGAGCTGGTTGAAAGTTATCTTCTGCAACAGTGTGGTCATCTTGAGTGACACCACCAACCATAGCAATTCCTATACTGTTATGATTTTTTCCACGACAGTGAGCACCAACTGCATCTGTAGTTCTTCCATCTTCAATGACACCATTTCTTCTAATTATAAAATGATAACCACAAGACAAAAATCCTCTTTCTCTGTGCCATCTATTTATTTCTTCGAAACCAATATCCATTGAAGGTTTAGTGGCAGTACAATGTATAATAAAATAGTCTGTTGTTTTTCTACTCATAATTTTTCCTGTTGATTTAAAACTTCTTTGACCCATTCATCTGGTAAAAGTTTCTTTGTTGAATAGACACAATGGTATTTGAACCCTTTTAGTTCACACCATTTGCCATAAGTTGTTTTAGATTTTTTTCCGATTTTTGTTTTAGAATTTGAGAATACAAATCTAATATCTAAATCTGGATGTTGTTGTTTAACTAATAAATGTTTCTTCCTATCGGAAGTTAAGAATTGTCCTTTAGTTTCAAATATAATTTTAAATGTATCTACTGCTGGACAATTGAAATCTGGTGTATATGTAGATGGTTTTTCTGGCTTGAGGTAAGATACTTTATAATCTTCATAACCAAATCTAATTTTATTTTTGATTAGAAAATTATTAAAATCCTCCTCAAGCTTTGATTTGAATTTAGAAGTCGGTTGCTTTGGAAACTTCCTCTTGAACTTCCTCGTCATCTGACCCTACATTTTTACTGGCACTATCGCCATGTACTTTATCGAAGCTATCTGCTCCATTAGATTGTCCACCACCCTCAACTAAATCTTTTACTTGAACTGATTTAAGTCTTAAGGAAACACCTGCACCAAGCATAGGTGTATACCAAGCGAATGGTTGATAACTTACACGAAGGATTGAACCTCCCCATATAGTTATATCTGGACTTATAGGTTTTAATTCATTGTCGAATAAACCTGGTCTCTGTTTAAATGTATCTCCAGTTTTACCATTGGTACCACTGGCCTTCATTTTAAATTTGAAGATAACTTTGCCATCTTCTTTTTTATAAGGTGGAGAAGCTTCTTTGATTTGCTTCTTACCTGTTTTATCCTTGGCCTCTGATACTGCTTTAGCTTGAAATTCTTTTATTGTTTTTAGAAGTTCATTAGCTTGCACATCATTGAGTTCCAAGTCTACTTTGTACTCACCTTCAGCTTTGAACCTAACATCGCATTTTGATAAATGTGGATATATGGCTTTGCCAAAAGGAGAGGTATAAGTTTTTGCTTTTTGCATAAATACCCTCCTAGGTATTGTTGATTGATTTAATTACTGGGTAGCCATCGTTAATATTGGCCTACAACACATAACTGTTTTCGGCTACCCAATATGATGAAGATAGTATTCATCTATAGTGTCTATTTAAAAACGCTAGCGTAGTGGTTTAGCTACAGAAATACCAGCTACCTAGGACTTGTTTTAATTCTAGCGTTCCTTGAGCTGGAGCTTCTTTGATTTTACTTCTACTATCTTTGTGAACTTGAGGAATTATTTCCTGCTTAAATTCTTCTAGTAGATTTTTATTATCAAATATATCTACAAATGCTTCTCTTACTGCAACATTCATATCATTAACATCACAAGCTAAAACACCAAAGCTATCATGGACACAAGCAAAACTTTCTATGCCTGCATCATTAGCTTTACACACAGCCTTCTGAAGTATGGCTCCATCAAGTGCGTGGACAAAACAAGGAGCTATAGAATTAGCTACCCTTCTCTTGTCAATTTTATTTGTTTCAATTGCTATAGAAGTTTTTCTTATATCTGGTGTGTAGTTTCCAGATTTAGGTCTGAAAATTTTCTCACCCATATAAGTATTTATTCTTTTAGTTTCTAATACAGGACATACCATTTGAACTACAAATCCAGTTGGTGTTGTCCATACTACAGGCAATCCATTTTCTGAAACTAATTTAGATACTTGTTGCAACCACTTCATCGCTTCTTTTGCAGATACAATAACTCTATCTAAAGCTTTCCAAACTAATTTAGAAAGATACGCTGTACCTTTAAATATATTTGGTAGTCCAGGTATTGGGTTCCTATCTGTAGAGAATGGAATATCTTTAATCCCATCTTCTTCCATTTCCTCCAGGTGTTCCTGTATATATTTTCTACAAGAGAATTGTGTTAGTCCATATACAATACACATTGTGACTTTCTTTGTAGTCTTCCTGTCTATTCCATACTTCAACCATATATCTTTTAACTGACTATCTGGTTCTTGATGTAATAATTCTAATGTTGCTTTTGCAACTTCACCATATACATCTTGAACACTAGCAGATGGAACTAGATTAACTGCTCTACCACCAGCATCATCTTTTAATAATGCTGAAAATATTTGTAATCCAGAATTAGTACAATCAGAATAACAAATAAGATTAGTTATAAATGTTAGCTTCTTGCCAGACTTAACAAAATTATTCCACTCAAAACAAAACGCCAGGAATTGTACTGGTTCAGAAGCATCTGCCCAAAACTCATAGTTATTATGTGGGTCTTCTGCTGATTGACAGATAAATTTCTCGTTATCCTCAACCCATTTTATTCTATTAACTAATGTATCTTTATCGTGGCCAAACATATTAGCACCATGCACCATCAATTTGTGCATACTAGCTTCAGTACCTAAAGCTTTACCTCTTCTAAATAAAAGTAATCCTTTAGCTAAATCATTCTGCTGATAGTTAAGTCCTTCTGGTACACAATAAATTCTACCTCTCCAGTCATATTGTAATGGAAAATAGAACTCATCAAATTGTTCGTATGTATCTGCAACAGTAAATATTTTTTCTGTAAGTAAAGCCTTACTATCTATTGTTGCATTGTAATTATGAACAGCTAAAGCCTTCCTGCTGTAGGCTTTCCTTGCTTCTTCATTAGTAGCAATATCGTGTGGTTTAGGTGGAAGTGGAAGTTTACCTTGTGGTAAACCAGCTACAGACAATCCCTTGTCCTGTATCGTTTTCATCACCTGGTATACTGGAGTATTAATTATAAAAGGTGTTTGTTGCAGAGTGTTTATACATTGGTAAACCTCTGGCATTTCATGGGCTCTGTTAGCCATTTCCTCCAGATAAGGTCTGGAACCTCGCTTTATCATATTATAGTGCATTTTTTGCCTCGTTGTTTGTTGATTGATTTTTAGTGTGGAGTTCTCCTACAGTGGCACTTAATTCCTTTGGCCTTAAATCCTTGATATAATAGCCTCCAGAATATGGGTTCATATCCCAGGTTTTAGGTTTAACCAGCATAGGTTCTCTAAAAGGTTTAAGTATTTCAGCGTGGATTTTCTTCTGTTCTATCCATTCCATAGTCTTGTCGGTGGCCTGGACATAAACAATTGATTTGTTTTTGTGGGTGTATGTTTTGGTGAGTTTAACTAACCCAGTTGTACTGGCTAATAATTCAAGAAGTAATTTACCGAGTTTTACCTTCTCTTCTTTAGACCAACCTGCATACTCAAGTTGGTGTTTATTCATAGCATATTGGAATACCTTCCTTTTATGCCTGTAGTTGTTTTTAGTCTTAAGCCATTCTTTTGTTTGGCTGTAAGTCTTGTTATCACTCTCTCTAAAATACAATAGTCTTGCTTCATCTTCGATAGCACCTGCTATTTTAAGCACAGCTTTTGTCTGTGTAGATGAAACAGTAATACTATCTAATACTGCTTTTAGAGTAATGAAACTGATACTAGCCCATCGTTCATCATTATCGTTTTGGACTTCCTGGATAGGTATACATTTAGCTAACAGTGTAGCTTCAGTTGCATAGCGTTTAGCATGGCCATCAAATGCTTCTATAAAATATTTATTTATAGATTTGTTCATTGGCTCCAGGCCATTTTGTATTAAGACTTGACCATAGATAGTTGTACTTTCATTGGTCTCTCTTGGCTTACCTGTTTTATCAGATACCTTTGCCCTGGATTTATTGATTGTTTTGTGGAACCTTTTTATTCCACTCTTAATCATAGCTAATTCTATTTGTTTTTCTGCCTCTATTTTTTCGTGTAGAGTTGAAGGCACATTCTTTGAATTTTTAAGAATACCAAATTTCTCTAATATTTTAGCGTCTATTTCCATTATAACCTCATAAGTGTTTATCGTTTGTTCGTAGTCTTTGTGCATTGAAGTGCACATCTACTACGACAGCGTAGCTATCACATACAGAGTACGCAACAGTTTAAAAGGCTTGTATTGTCTGCTATTCTACTACGCCAGTGTAGATATGTCGGAGGCGTTTAAAGTGTATGGAGTTTTTAAGTCTACCGACAAATTTTTTATTATTGGTTTACTTAACTTTTTCACTTACGCCTCCTACAAGCCTAGCCCTAATGCACAGTTATTGCACAATTAGTGCACATTCTTTTTACTTACTACCAGAGATAACCTTAAAGTTTTCTCTGTTTTCCATAGCAAGTTTATCCAACTTCTTCGCCATATCAACTTTAACTTTTGGAAAGAAGTGAATATATCTTTTAGCAACTGGTGAATTATAACTCCAACCCATCCAATCACATACCTCCATATATGTGCAACCAGCTTCAGCTAGTCTTGATGCACAAGTATGTCTGCAAGTATGAAATACCCAGTCTTTATTATCAGCTTGACCAAGAGCCTGTCTTACCATCTGCCACTTGTAAGTCATTTTCCTGTAGCTGGTCTCAAAGTAGGTTTTCATATTTGACCTTCTCATTAGTATTTCTTTTGTTCTTGCTGTAATACCAATGCCACTTTGTGTGTCGGTCTTGCTTCTATAAACAAGTCCAGTCCAACCAAGCTTGCTCTTCTGCATATCCTTCGGAGCAAATTTAATTAATTCTTCTGCTCGACAACCTGTATCAATAAGAACTTTTACAAAGTCCTCCAGGTCGTGGAAACCAAATGTTTTACATTGTTCATAGATAGCTTCTTCTTGCTCGTATGTATAAATAGCAAGCCTTGTTAGCTTCTCTTTTTTTCTAGGTATCTTTAACAATTTGTCTGCTGTTATAGTACCTTGTTCCAAAGCATGTCTAAATACTTTGTTGATGCAACAAGCCCTTCTATTGTTTGTAGCTGTTTCAGAGAACTGCGCAGTAAATTTATACCATTCAGTTTTATCTATCTCCCTTAACAACTTATCTTTACCCCAAAAAGAATAGAACTTACTGAAATAGTATTTTTGTTTTTTACCATGTTCAGTATCCTTCCACCCTGTTTCTGGGTCATTATAACAAGCTTCACAAGCTTGCTCTAATGTTGCTTCAGTTCTTGCTCTTCCTGCTGGTACATTCTTACCATCAATCAAAGCTTTAC